AGTAATTTACCAAGTGCACCATTAATTACATATTATATAAGTGGATTAGAATACGAACAAAATAGAACTCAAAATCCTACATTTGTTGATAAAATGCAAATTAGACAGAGAGCAGTAAATCAAGAAACTGGTGAGTATGAGCAGGTTCAGGGACAAGCATTTACTCTTGAGAGGCTGATGCCGGTTCCTTATAGATTAAGAATCACTGTTGATTTTTGGACAACTAACTATCAACAAAAATTAGAAATTATTGAGCAATTGGGTACATTATTCAATCCCGCACTAGAATTGCAAAGTACTGACAATTTTGTAGATTGGACCTCGTTAACCGCAGTATTCCAAGATGGTTTAACATTTACAAGTAGAAGTATTCCTCAAGGTACAGGTAATCCCATTGATGTATTGACTTGGAAATTTTATATGCCAATTTGGTTAACTACTGCTAGTAAGCTTAAGAAGATGGGAGTCATTCATAAAGTTATTGCGAGTATCTTTAAAGGAAAAGCATTAGAAGATATTCAAGACGAAGACTTACTGCTGGGCACCAGACAAAAAATTACCCCATATGGATATAAATTATTATTATTGGGTAATCAACTTCAACTATTGCCTCAAGCCACTGCATTCTATCCTCCCAATAGTTCAATAGAACAGCCTGTCACCCCGAATACAGACTTGTATTGGTCTAGCTTGTTAAACGTCTACGGAGCAATTAAGCCGGGCATTAGTCAGATTTGGTTACAAAATCCATATATGGAAGATGACATTGTTGGTACAATTGTGCCTAACCCAATTGATGATAGATTTCTAATTTATAATATTGACCCGGACACATTGCCGCAAAATACACTGGAGCCGATTAATGCAATCATCAATCCGCAATTGACAGGCCCTAATGCAGGATTGCCCGGACCCTTCCCCGGAACTAGATATCTTATTGTTGAAAGCATAGGATATGACGGTGATTCCACTGTTTCTTGGGGTGATTTAGTTGCAGCAGCCAATGATATCATACAATACAACGCTATTACTAATGAATGGGAAGTAGAGTTTAGTGCAGATGATGCAACTACTGTAGAATTTGTGACTAATTTGACTACTAACATACAATATAGATATGTTCCAAATGAGGGCATGTGGGTTAAGTCATTTGAAGGATGGTACGGCGAAGGCGACTATAGCATCGTTATCTAATATGATTAAACAAGCAGCTGGTGTATTCTTTTATAGCTCATCGACAAATAGATTTTTGTATCTATTACGAACAGACAAACAAACTTCAACTTGGAGTATTCCTGGCGGCGGCATAGACCAAAATGAAACATTACTTGATGGTATTGCAAGAGAGTGTATAGAAGAAATGAATTTTGATATTTCTGATTGTAAAATTATACCTATTCAAAAATTTGTGAATGGTAACTTTACGTATCATACGTTTTTTTGCGAAATCAAAAAAGAATTTATTCCTACATTAAATCATGAACATGTAGGTTATGCTTGGGTAAAAGAAGGACAATATCCAAAGCCTTTACACCCCGGATTATTTTCTACTGTGAATATTGATATTGTGCTTGAAAAGTTAAACAGTCTTACTTGATTACATACCAAGAAGTGCTGATAGTGTAGGCCAACCCATAGCACCAGCTAACACGCCTGCTCCCATAAGCATCCATTTCCATTTTTCTAGCGCATTAACTTTTTTGTTTACTTCGTCATGCTGCTTTTTGTTTTCAGTTTGAAAATCTTTGATAAGAGTATGGGTAGTTTCCATGTGATTATCAATATGTGTTTGCAAGTCCTTCAAGCCAGTTTTAAAATCATCAACTTTTTCATTAAGATGAGTATACTGTACCTGAAGGACCGCAATTTCGGTCTCAGTCTCTTTAATCTTTTGAACTGTAGAAGCCTGAGCCATGTTTTATTCCTTATGCGTTGCCAATTGTTACGATTGGGTAAGGCTGACCGTTTGCAGCGTTTGCAGTGGCAGCACTGTTGAATGATGCAAATGCTGGATTAGCATTCTGCAATACAATGTTGCCTGTTGCAACTGGACCTGATGTTGCAGTGAACAATTCAGCAGTGTGATCACTCAAACTTTGAACCTTAACAGTTCCTGAGTTAGCATAAGTTGCAGTGATTGTCATTGTGTTTGCAAGCAATGCTGTATTAGCAACATTAGCTGTATAAACAGCACCGGTTAAGCCAGATGATGTTCCAGTAACAAGATACTTCTGCTTGCCCTTTTGACGAACGATGTAACCTGCTTCAGGTGTACCATATGTCAATGCAATTCCTGAAGCGTTAGCAGTTGCATTTGCTGCAAAAGTAGCAAAAGTTGCATTTGCATTTGCAATGTCAGCTACAGTACCGAGAATTGCACCGTCTGTGTTATAGACGATTGTACCATCAGCTAATGTATTTGCGAGGTCAGTTCCGACACCATCAATATTTGCACTATCGTCTGCTACTGTAATGGTACCTTCACCGGTCAAACCAATGCAAACATTAGCAAGAACTTGCTTACCAAATAGTGCAGTGTTGCCACCGACTACTGAGTAAGTGTTTGCATTTGTTGATGGCCATTGAGGACCAGTTGGGTTGTTGAAGTACATGTCAACTGGAGCAACAGTAGTTGCAACGGTACCTGATGCTGTTGTTACTGTTTTTGGTGTTGATGTTGGGTTAGCATTAAGTGGAGTTGTTGAGACAGTAAATGTGCTGTTGTTGCCTGCATTTACTACCTTAAGAATCCAGTACAGTGTACCGGCAGTGAGAGTGCCGATATTTGTTGCAGTCACGAATGGCATACCTGCAATGATACCAAGATTAGTAAAGTTTGCAGAGGTAGTTACGAGACTGGTTGATGCTGTAGTATTTGTGATTGTTACGACTGCTTGTGCTTTAGCAATCTTTAGTGGACGACCCATTTGTTTTCTCCTTATGAAAAGCGAGTTCTAGTCGCTACGCAGTGGGTACTGCATAAGTTCTCCTCATTGAGAACGTTACAATGTATTTAGCTTTTTTGCGTAATTATTCGGTACCTGTATCAGCATGTGGCATACCTAATTCTGTTACTGAGAATGCTCCGGCAGTTCCTGCAACATTAATGTAGGCGAAATAGTTACCCTGACCTACAATATAGTTGTTATCTACTGTGTTTGCTGGAATGATTTCACAGGCTGTAAGATTAGCAGTAACATTAGCATCACCTACGTTGATTGCAATCGCTGAAGTTGTGGTTGCGATTCTAATTTTATCTGTTGCAAGAGGCCCAATGTTTGCACTTGACCCGCCTGCTGTTTGAATATACGATGCCATTTTATTATCCTTATAATCTACCGACTGCTACTTCAATGACGCCTTCGTACCCGTCAAAGTCTTGTAATGCTTTACCTATAACTGTACCCATTGTAGGGAACTGATTTGGTCTTGCGAATCCGTTGCCACCTGAAATGAGCATGTCGCCTTTACTAATCTTGCCACGAACCTTACACGGTATACGACCCTGTAGTGCTACGGCTGTTAGTAGTCCGGGGCATGTAGCGTTCATTACATATGCTGGGTTCGTAGAGACTACGCCGGCTACTTTACTTGTGCCGTCATCCGCAAGAGTAACTTCTTTATCTCCACCAAACATCAACACCGTGCCTGGTTCATAAGTAACATCCGCTTCGTAATATTCTGCAAGGTCAGCGTATGTTGATTCAAGTCTTGATCCGGCAGTTAGTGTCCAATTGCCTGTTATATTACCGGCAGTGGTGTTTGCGCCTGCGGTAATTTGAGTAGTAGTTAACGCTCCACTGACCGTAAGACTAGATAGTGTACCAACTGATGTGATGTTTGACTGCGCCACAGTAGTTAGTGTACCCGTTAGTAATGTTGCACCAATTGTACCTGAGTTAGCATAGACATTGCCGGCTGTAGCATTACCGGAAACTGCCAAACTAGTTAAAGTACCAACAGATGTGATGTTTGGTTGAGCCGCGGTAGTAACAGTACCGGCAGTTGTTGCGCTTGTTGCCGCGCCACTCAATGTACCAACAAACGTAGTTGCGGTGATAGAGTTGTTTGATAGGTTAGCAATGAGGCCAGTGCTTGTTAGTTCTGTTATGTTACCTGTTGCTGCATTAGCAAAGATAAGGAAGTTATTGCCTGTACCAGCAGCTACGCTGATGAAGTCAGCAACGTTTGCATAGGCAACATTTAGGTTTGATACACGAGTCGTTGAGGTTACTGTCAATGGAGCAGTGCCAGTTGCAACGTTAGAAGTTAAGGTGCTTGCTGTTACTGCGCCCGAAACACCCAAACTTGTTAGTGTGCCAACACTCGTGATGTTTGGTTGGGCATTTGTTACTACTGTTCCGGCTGTAGCAGCGTTAATTGAATAGTTACCGCTTAGTCTTGCTGTAGGAACAGTTCCGCTTGACAAGTTACTTGCATTGATTTCAGATAATCCACTAGCGTTACCTGTAAACACCCCTGTGTTAGCAGTGATGTTAACACCAGTGATTGTTCCATTTACGCCGAGACCGGTTAGTGTACCCAAACTTGTAACATTGGGCTGTGCCGCTGTAGTCAACGTACCAGTATATAGAGTAGAGATTAATGCTCCTGTTGCAGCATTGAATGAGATATTTGCATTAGCACCTAATGCACGATTTCCGGTTGCGCTGCTGCTTACGAATACAGGGAAGAAAGTTCCTGTAGTTTGATTAGTGACTACGCCAAAATCACTAACATTAGCATAATTGACACTTAAGTTGGCAACTCGTGTAGTACTAGTAACTGTTAATGGAGCGGTTCCCGTTGCAATGTTTGATGTTAGTTGCGGTGCGGTAATAACTCCGGTCGCATTTACATTTCCAGTGTTGACGTTTCCTACTGCGGTCAATGTACTCGCTGCGTTGTCCCAAACTAAAGTTGCGCCACCTCGTAATATACCACTTGCATAATACTGAACTGACCCTTCGACACCATCTGCTGCGGTTGAACCTCCTCCGCTAACTGTCGCAATAGCTCTACCACCAGTAGCATAAACATTAGCACCAGTTAAGGTGGCGGTTACTAAAGATTTAGCATTACCGGCAACGCCGTTTGCTAATAATTCTTCAGATACCGTGATTGTTGTGCCGCCAGGAATAGTCTTAATATAGTAAGGAACGTTGTTCTCTAATGTACTGTTTCCTAAGTCACCTAAAAATTCTACTTCTTGATTTACTGTGAATGGTGCCGAGTTGCCTACCGTTATAATATTAGTAGAAGCAGTCGTACCTGTCACTGTAGTAAATGAATATGCGTTAAATCCGCCAGAATTTATCGGAGTAACAAGGCCAACATCGGAATAAAGAGCAAAGGTATTAGAAGTTAACACATCAACGAAATAAGTGTTACCGTTAAGATTTGCCATTCCTTGTGCATCGGTAATAGTAATGCGCAAGCCATCAGTCAAGAAGTTGTCTTGAGTAGTAGTGACTACAGCAGGACTAGCTTTAGTAACATTTTGAATATAAGCAACAATAGTTGATTTCGGTGTCCAAGATAAATTACCTAACCCGTCAGTTTCAAGTACGTAACCAATAGCGCCGCCTGATATCTTAACGTTGGATACTTCACCTAATGTTATTAATCCGCCAGCATCTCCGCCACGATTTACCCAATTATTACCGTCATACGCTAAAACTTGCCCGTCAGCAATAGTAACGTTACTAATATTCAGGTTACCAATTGAGCCGTTAATCTGATCAAAGTTAATTTGAGAATACGAAGTAAGAACTTCAATGTTTTCGTTAGGAGTCGTCTTACCTATAAAAAGCTGTTTAGTATCAGACGCCCAGCCAAACTCAGCTTCATCTAATTGAGGCAGGTCGACAATGTTGCCAAAACGCTGTTGTATTTTTGAGATTTGAATAATGCTCATAAGTGTAATCTTTATCCGTTGATTACACTTATTTATGCTAGGTTAAAGGAACTTGGTGTAGTATTCCTCTACTCGTTTCCACCAGCGGTCTGACCAATGATCAAACTCGTTGCCTTCTACGATAAACTCTTGGTATTGGTTATCAGCACTACACATAAGGATTACGCCCTTGCGTATCTTTGTACCATAGACTTCATTATGTGCATTAGCGTATGCTGTCAACTGAAGGAAATAGTCTTCAATCCATTCACGCTTCTTAGGCTTGTTTGTTTGCTTGAAGTCAAGGATAGCTTCGTCGCCGCTATGTAGGCCAACTAAGTCTGTGGTCCCAGCATAAACTTTAGGAAAATATAGAGATACTTCCGTACCCCAGAACTCGGGGCAGTTGGATAGTCCTTGAGATATGATTGTATGCGCCATCTGATGTGATTGCT